CGAAGCTCTCCTAAAATGCCTAGGAGGGAGGCGCGCTCGTGCATGTCCGCATACTCCCGCAGGTCGTTGGCGTCGTCGGGATCACCGCACTTACTCGCAAGCATCCGATACTCGCGAGCGATATCCCTGTGCGTTGCCCGCCCCACCCCGGCTGTTGCGTGCGCCGGACCACCCACTCCCGGAGCTTCGCCGGCGGTCGGGATTTCGGCTTTCTGCGATTTTGTCTGCACAGAATCATTCAGCGAAGATGCTCGCAATGATGGATCGCGGCTCATGACGAGGACTCCGCGAGTGAGTTGTCCTTCGTCGGAATGTTTGCCTCGATGTAGTCGGCGATCTCAGCGAAGGACCTGCCTTCGCTGTCGTTCATTTTCCAGCATTTCTCGTGATGGAAATAGGAGAGGCCGATGACCAATCTTGCCGCATCTGGCAAAACGCCGTGTGTGCGGTCTTCTCCGGGATAAGCAAATGAAAAGATACCCGGCTTGTGATTATCTTCAACGAAAGAGCCGAGATCAGAAACTTCTGCAAGGACACCCAGACAGCAATAACTGTCGCCGTGCCTGAGATTAGTCCGGCACTGTTGATACTCACCCGATCGCAGCGCCTCGACCCACTTCGCTTTCAGCGCGGGGTCCATTGCTCCACTCAGTACGTGGCCGCTCTGCTGGCCGCGATTTGCGCTTTCTGCGGAACTTGACTGCGCCATTTCCTATCCCCGTGGTTCGTTCGATGGGGCCACCTTACACTAGTTGCAAGTTAGCGCAAGAACTTTCTTGCAGCTAGTGTAAGTTATTTTCCATAGGAAATTATCCCGCGTTGACAGCGGGTTGGGTGATATTGTGAAGGAGGGAGCTACTTAAAGGCGATAATTCCGAGAAGAACGACCGCCACAAACATCAGGTGGCAGAGCAGATTGATGTCTTCCCGAAGATGGCGAACCGCCCATTTGAGCTGGTCGGTCGCGGGCGGTTCAAAACTGATGTTGTTCTTGTACTCTTTTTCGAGACCGCGCTCCCGCCACCTATTCCAGAGCGGAAAGCCGACAACGAGGGCGACGGCGGCGATCCATTCCATGCAGGCTACCGGGTTCCCGTTTTCACGATAGTTCTAGCTACTTCTTCGATCATTTTGCGCTCTCCCTCTTGGGCGTGGTCCCAGATTGACCATAGAGCCTCAGGGTTCGATGGATCGCGCATAAGGAGCGAAGCTGGGTCCGTCATTAGAGCCTCTGCAAGGGCCTCTAATACGTCCTGAGTGTAGGGCGCGATTCCGTTCTCAATGCGTGAAATCATGCTGCCAGACGTATCCAGCATCGCGCCAAGCTTTTCCTGGCTATAGCCACGATACTCCCGCCATTGCCGGATGAATGTCCGCCGCCGCGTCTTTGGTGCCTTAAAGCCGATTCTTGGTGCCATTTCAGCATCTTACACTAGCCGCAAAGATTTTCCATTCACTAGATGCAAATTCGCTTGCGGCAGACTTGCATCTAGTGTAAGTGTTGTTGCGATGAGTGAAGAACCGAAAAGCGCAATCAGAACGTGGCGAGAGCTTAGGAAGCTGAGCTTAGAGGACGTTTGCGATCTGTTGAAGCAGCAGGGCCTCGAACGCCCGTCTGCGGCGAAGTTGTCTCGGATCGAGCGGAATCAAGACATTCCGCCCGAAATGATTCCAGCGTTTGAGGCGATTACGGGCATTCCGGCCAAGGAACAGCGCCCGGACCTAGCGAAAATTTTCGATCGCGAGGCGGCTCAATGAGCGACCGCGCCCGTCATCTTCTCCATATTGAACACCTCACGCGCGGCGTCCTCAACTCGCCGTGCGGCCACGATGAGATTTACAGCGGGAATAACAACCGTGCATTGCGGGACAAGAAAGCGTCCTCGCTTAACGCAATTATAGATTCTGACATTTCCGCCGCCCGCGCATTCGGTCTGTCCGACGTGTGTGACGAAATACTCGGGAATGTTGATGCTCTCCAGCAATTCCAGTTCGGTCATGCTCGCCCCCCGGCGGTTGCCCTTTGCGATCATGCCATAGTGGAACCCTATGTCATCAAAAATCGATTCCGCGCCGCGTCGTGTCTCGAAACGAAACAAGACGCCGCCAGACGCGCGGGGCAATCGCATCTGACGGCGCTCGGTCATCGCGCTCGGGGTCAGCGCAATCCGCGTAGAAACCAGTCTGCGAAAAAGTACAGCATCAAGAACACGACGATTGCGCCTCCGATGATCCACCACATTGGAAACCTCTGCGCGTTCGTTGCGCGAGCCATTCGTTCATCGAAATCACTTCTGCGCTCTGTCGTTGCAGCGACTTGCGCATCCAATTCTTTAGCTCGTCCGTCGCTTGCAGGCTCGGAGCGAGTAACGGTCTTAAGTCAACGGTGAGTGTGTCTGTCGTCGTCATGGTTGCAACTAACCATGACGGAGAATCCAGATGTTGGAGAAGTTGTCCATGAGTGTGCGTAGCGCATTGATCACGGTCGCAGGAGGCAAGCCTGGATATGGCGAACTTCCGAATTGGCTGCGGAGCGTTGCCAAGAAGGTGGGCATTTCATACCGCACCACGCGATCACTTTGGACTGGCGAAATCAGTAACCCGGATCACTTGGCCGCACGGGCTGTCAGACAAGCGGCTGAGGCAATTCTTGCTGAGAAGGAACGGGAACGACATGCCGCGCAATATGACTCTCTCGTCGCAAGCCTCGTTTCGAAAGACCCGGATTTTCATAGCGAAGATGTCAGTGCGATTCTCTACGCGGCTAGTCTTCTTCGCTCGATGGCTCGCACCTGAACTGTGGGAGGCTGGAAATGAGCGATAAACTTGCGCGCATTATTCGCCCAATCGTTGAAGGACAGATTCGCGGCTTCTGCAAAGAACACCCCGGCGTGTTGAACGCTGTCGATTGGTACAAGGGCAAAAAGAGCGACAAGACCACAACGTTCGTTAATTCCATTTCAAAGCGGATCGTTCGCGATCTTCTCTGCAAGGCGAATGTTGATCGCATCGAAGATGCATTCTTTGAGATTTGGGAAAAGGAGAACCCCGTTGTTGAAGCTCTAACGGCAACGGCTGGCGATGTTGTTGGAACCTCTGCTGACACATCGTCCAATTCGCTGGTGGAAGTCCTAGCTGCCGCGACTGTGGATCGGCTGGAAGATTCGGCTGGCCGATCCACTGCGGCTCTCCCCAATCCGTGGATGATGGAGGTTGGTAATGCTTAGCGCATTCAAATCCATCGCCCATGACATTCTTGCCGGTCTCGCGATCATTGCGCTCGCGTGTGCGGTCGCTTCCGGCATCGTGTTTTCTCTCGTTATCTTGTTCGGATCGGTAGTGGGGTTGATATGAGAGACACATGGACGGCAGAAAAAACAGCGTCGCTGGCCGAGATGTGGGCAGCGGGGCATTCAGCAAGCCAGATCGCGACAGAACTCGAATTGCCTTCACGGTCCGCCGTTATCGGCAAGGTTCGCCGAATGGGGTTGCCTGAGCCGCTGAAGAAGCTGGCGTGGTCGCATCGCGTGACCCAGGTGCGCGCCAAGCAAATCAAGTTGCCGCCAAGGCCGACGAGCGATCTTTCCGACGCCGCGCTTCATATCGAGATGATCGATCTTGAGCCGCACCACTGCCGCTTCCCGTATGGCGATGGCCCATTTACTTTTTGCGGCCACGCGAAACTTGAGGGGGCGAGCTACTGTTCCGAACACGTTGCGCTGACGCGCCAGAGCGTGACGCATCAATCACTCTCTGCGGAAGAACGAGAGCGCCGGAAGGTTCAATCTCTGGCCAACCTCGAACTGCACCGCCGCAAGCAAGCGCGTGGTTTGGTGCCAGCATGACCCGTCAGCGCCTTCCCAATCGCCGCATGTGCGAGACATACGAATTTGAGCGGGACAAGCTCAAGTACACGATCAGCTATGGCCGCGCTCACGCTGGCGGGCCGATCAAGGAGCTATTCATTAACGCTGGAAAGTCTGGAGCCAATATCGAATCGCTGATGTGCGATGCCTCTACGGCTATCAGCGTGGCGCTTCAGCACAACGCAACGCCGGAAGAACTGGCGCATTCGATCACGCGCAATCCTGACGGCTCGCCGGCATCGCCTATCGGCCAAATCCTCGATGACATGGTGATGGGATGAGCCGCATCGAACAACTCGCGGAGGGCGTCACGCTCTATCTCGGAGATTGTCGCGAGATATTGCCGACGCTCGGTAAGGTGGACGCGGTTGTGACCGATCCTCCTTATGGGATCAACAAAGATGGTCAGAAGCGTACCACAGGCGGCCACGGAGGCCGCAAGGCCTATGAATTTCTCGGATGGGACGCTGAGAGGCCAGATCCTGAAACCTTCTCGCTGTTGCTCGCTGCCGGTGCGCAGCACGTTATCTGGGGCGGCAACTACTTCGCCGACCTATTCCCGCCGACAGGTAAGTGGCTCGTTTGGGATAAGGGACAGCGCATCAATCAATCGGACGGCGAGCTCGCTTGGACTTCCTCGCAAGGCGCGTTGCGTATCTTTGAATTAAACCGAGTTGCATTGATGACCGACGGCGCATTCCATCCGACGCAAAAGCCGGTTGAGGTCATGAGATGGTCTATCCTTCAGCTTGAGGACGCTAAGACTATTCTAGACCCGTTCATGGGATCAGGAAGCACAGGCGTTGCTGCAGCTAAGCTTGGCCGTCGATTCATCGGCATTGAACGTGAGCCGAAATACTTCGACATCGCCTGCCGCCGCATCACCGACGCGCTGTCGCGTCCCGACATGTTCATCGAGGCACCCAAGCCCGCAAAGCAGGAGGCGATGCTTTGACCGAATTTCCCCACGCATCGCTTTGCTACCTGACCGTGCCTGAGCCGGGCAAACCTGTGCTGAATGTGCAGGTGGAAAGCGGAGATCTGGTGCGAGTCATCATCAATGACGTTCAGCTTGCCAAGCTTCTCTACGACGGTCAGGGCATTCAATATGGATATGCGGAGGGGCGGGCGTGACCATCATCAACCTGCCATTCCCAGTCAGCACGAACAACCTCTTCATCAACGTGAAGCGTGGGCGCATTCCATCCCAGCGTTACGCGGACTGGCGGCAGGCTGCTAGCTGGTCGCTAAAGGCTCAGCGCCCTGAGCCAGTCAAAGGTCCGGTGATGCTGCGCTACCTGTTTCAGGAAGGTCAGGACAAGCGCAAGCGCGATATTGGAAATCTTGAAAAGGCCCCGACGGATTTGCTCGTTGAGCATGGCGTTATCGAGGCTGACGACAACACCATTGTGCGCGGCATCAGCATGTTCTGGTCGAAGCACATTACCGGCGCTCGCGTCGAAATCATTCCACTGTCGAAAGCGTAACCGCACAAGGGAGATGTGCAATGCAGACAAGGACCGCGGAAAGCGATCAATGCGCGGAACAGTCCGCCCACGCACTGAGTGATCTGCCCAGCGCGCTACGTCTCGCACAGGTGCGGGCTGCTGCTTTGTATAATTTCTATCACGCCGAACGGCAGGCTGGTGCAAGCCCGCTCGTTGCGAATGAACGCATGCACGAATTTGCCAAGAGACTCGACGCTAACAACGAACCTACTTGAACCCCGGAAGCCCAATCACAGGAGAGTAACGTGAACAAAGTAACGACAATTGAGAGATTGCCAGAGGTCGTGCCCGCCGACGCAGACTCGATCATGGCCGTTATCAGCCGCGCCGCAAGCGACCCAACGGTGAACGTGGACAAGCTGGAACGGCTGCTCGGCATGTATGAGCGCATCACCAGCAAGCAGGCTGAGCAGGCGTTTAACGACGCAATGACCGCCGTGCAGATGGAAATGCGTCCAATCGCGGCTGACGCAAACAATCCGCAGACGCGGAGCAAGTACGCATCATATCTCGCGCTCGATAAGGTCATGCGCCCGATCTACACCAAGCACGGCCTATCGCTGAGCTTCAACACGGCTGACGGCGCAGCCGATGGCTATGTCCGGGTGACGTGCGAGGTTGCTCGCGGCGGTTACAGCCGAATCTATCACACCGATATGCCAGCAGATGGGAAGGGCGCAAAAGGCGGCGACGTGATGACCAAGACGCACGCCGTTGGTTCGGCTGTTACCTACGGCCAGCGTTACCTCCTCAAGATGATCTTTAACATCGCAGTTGGCGAAGACGACGATGGCAACCGCGCTGGTGCCGGTCCTCTCATTTCCGCGGATCAGGTCGCGGACCTTCAGGCGCTCCTCGATGAAGTGAAGGCAGACAAGGCAAAATTCCTGGATTGGCTGAACGTGGCGAGCTTGCAGGAAATTCCTGTCAGGCATTACGCGCCAGCGGTTAAGGCACTCAACGACAAGCGGAGGGGCAAATGACGGTGCAGATCATCGAATGCGAGCAGAACTCGCCGGAATGGTACGAGGCGCGACGCGGGATTCCAACCGCTTCTGAATTTGCGGCGATCATGTCGAACGGTCGCGGTAAGGCGGAAAGCCTCACGCGGCGAACGTACCTCAACAAACTCGCTGGCGAAATCCTGACTGGCGAGGCGATGGAGCAAGCGACCACGTTCCACATGGAGCGCGGCAAGATCATGGAGGCCGAGGCGCGCAAACTCTACAGCTTCATGACCGACGCCAACCCACAACAAGTTGGTTTCATTCGTAACGGCAACAAGGGCGCAAGCCCGGACTCGCTGATCGGCGCTGACGGCGGCCTGGAAATCAAAACCAAGATGCCGCACCTGATGATTGACGTTCTGCGACGTAACGAACTGCCAGACGACCACAAGGCCCAGGTTCACGGGTGCATGTGGATTGCTGAGCGGGAATGGTGGGACTTCGTGAGCTATTGGCCGACGCTCCCGCTGTTCGTCAAACGTGTTTACCGGGACGAGAAATACATCTCTGAAATCGCGGCGGCAGTTGATGCATTCAACGACGAACTGGCCGAAGTGGTCGAACTCATCAGAAATTATGGATCATTGAAGGAGGCCGCATAACATGGCGGGCAGCGTGAACAAAGTTCTACTCATCGGCAATCTTGGCAGCGATCCTGAGGTGCGCCGCACGCAGGACGGGAAGCCAGTGGTCAACCTGTCAATAGCCACATCAGAAACGTGGCGCGACAAAAATACCGGCGAGCGCAAAGAAAAAACTGAATGGCACCGCGTCGTAATTTGGAACGAGGGCCTTTGCGGGGTTGCCGAGAAGTATTTGCAGAAGGGCGCAAAGGTCTACATCGAGGGCGCGCTGCAAACCCGCAAGTGGCAGGACAAGGACAGCCACGACAAATATTCGACCGAAGTTGTCCTGAACGGCTACGGCGGCGTGCTGACGATGCTGGATAAGCCGGGAGAGAAGTCCGAACCGGATAACGGCTATGCTGCCGCCACCGGGCGCTCGCAGCCTAAGCACGACGACCCCAGCCGCGATATTCCGTTTTAGGCCGCTCGCATGAGCAGGGCACTCATCACCGTGAACGGCAAGTCTGACAGGGAGCGAGCGTCCGTGTGGGCGTCTCAATCTCCCGTTGGAACACGCATTGAGTTCAAGAAGCCAAAGCGAACGATTCCGCAGAACGACCGTATGTGGGCAATGCTGACTGACATTGCCTCGCAGAAGGAACACGCTGGCCGCAAGTACACGCCGGATCAGTGGAAGGTGCTTTTCATGCACGCCTGCGGACGCGAGGTGCAGTTCATCCCGTCGCTGGACAACTCAACATTCATTCCGTGGGGGCAATCTTCGTCCGATCTTTCCAAGGAAGAAATGACCGCACTCATAGAGTTCATGTTTGCCTGGGGCGCAGAGAACAGCGTGACATTCCACGATGGAGCGTTCGTATGAGTCGCTCCGTTCCAGAGTGGATCGGGAAGAACGACAACGAGGTAATCCCGCCTCGCGTTAGAGCGCGCGTTTTTCTAGCCCATGACGGAAAGTGCCAAGAGTGCGGCGTCAAAATCACCGGCAAGCGTTGGATTTGCGATCATCGCATCGCAATTATCAACGGCGGCCCGAACCGCGAGAGCAATCTCGGGCCGATTCACGAGGCCTGCGATAAGACCAAGACCGCCGCTGACGTGAAAGAGAAATCAATCATTGCGCGCAAGCGAATGAAATTTCTGGGCGTTGCACCCAAGAAGGGAAGGCCAATGCCTGGGTCCAAGGCATCAGGCCTTAAGCGGAAAATGAATGGGGAGGTTGTTCGGAGATGAACGTCACGCCATCGCAGAGAGAGCTCTACGCCGGACATTTGTCGCGCCGGAATATCTTTTGGCCGCTGCCGCGTCCTGTTGCCAAGCCGGAGGCGTACCAGATCACGAAAGAGGATTTTGAGCGCGCGTGGGAGCTACTGGCCGAGCCGCCAACCATCCGCAAGATACAGGAGGTGACCGCGCATCACTTCGGCGTCCCGGTGCTGTTTATGTTTACTCAGCGCCGCGCCAGAGAGGCGTATTTACCGCGCGCTGCGGCCATCTATCTCTGCAAGAAATACACGCTCAAGTCACTCCCGGTCATGGGTCGCCATTTTGGTGGCAGGGACCACACCACAATCATGCACAGCGTCCGCGCTATCGAAAAGATGATCGCGCTGAATCATCCAATTGCGAAGGACATCGAAGCTCTATCGGAAAAGATCGGGGGAACACATGACTGAAGCTATCGGACACAACAGCATCGCTAAAGACCAGCTCAAATCCATTATCGAGCGCGTGGAGAACCGAGAGGCGGCCAAGGCCGAGATTGGCGACGAGATCAGGGACATCTATCAGGAGGCCAAGGGAAACGGTTATGACACCAAAGCCCTTCGCGCCATTGTCCGCTATCGCAAGGAAGATGCTCAGGATCGCGCAGAACGTGAGGCGATCTTTGAAACATACTTGAACGCGCTGGGTGCAGCATGATTACGAACGATTGCATCGAGGCCGCGCGTGCCGAGTTGCGGTCGGTCAACATTGACCCGTCGGTTCGCCCCGGCGGCAAGCACGCGGCTATCGTGTGGCTCCACGGCGGCAAGGAGCGCACTTATTACGCCCCGCTCACGCCGTCTGACTGGCGAGCATCGAAGAACACCAGAACCGACATTCGCAAGATTTTGCGGAATGATGGACTAATTGGGGATGATGTGCCGAATGCAGATGTTGCTCCGCGACTGTTTTTGCATGGCGGCGCATTCCATTGCGATAGCCGGGACATCGCTAACCACTTTGGCAAGCAACACAAGAATGTCTTGCGGGATATCGATAAGGCGATGGAAGAATTGGGCGATTTCGGACGGCTCAATTTTGAGCCTTCGTCCTATCTGAATGAGCAGGGCAAGTCACACCGTTGCTACCATCTAACTCGCGACGGCTTCACGATCATTGCCATGGGCTTTACCGGCTCCGACGCGATGGAATGGAAGGTCAAGTATATGACCGCATTCAATGCCATGGAGGCAGAGATTCGCAACATCGCCAGCGTCCCACAAATCGCTCCTGACGTGGTTGCTCGCATTGAGCGGCTTGAGGGCGATCTGAATGCACTGACTGATCTGTGCCTCTCACAGCCGCAGCCAGAGCCAGGATTTATCATCATCAAGGCGCACAAGCGCCGCGTGCGGGGTGCGCGGGGTTGAGTAATATCGGGGCACTTGTTGAGCGTTTGGTTGATGCCGGTCTTTCCGTTGGAGAGGCCAGCACCATTATTGCTGAAGCGGTCGCCGCCGGGGCCGCATCTGCCGTTCAACGTAAGTCGCCCGGCGCTCTTCGCACGGAGAAGTGGCGCGAGAACAAGCGTCACAAACCGTCACAAACCGTCACAAGTGACGCCAAACCTGAAGCGTCACAAACCGTCACAAACCGTCACAAACCGTCACAGTGTGACGGTGACGCTATTCTGCCTATAGATACTAAGATTAAAAAAGAAAGTAGGCGAGGTAGCGCAACAGCGTCACGCGGTACCCGTATCGACCCGAATTGGCAGCCGACGCCAGAGGACCGCGCAGTGGCGACCGCTGAGGGATTCTCAAGCCCGGAAACAGACCGGGAGGTTCTGCAATTCCGCGACTACTGGAAATCAGCGAGCGGAAGCAACGCGGTCAAGCTTGATTGGTCCGCGACGTGGCGCAACTGGGTAAGGCGTACAGCATCAAATTTCGGGAAAAAGCAAAAGCAGCCAGTGATTTCGCATGGGCCGCCAGAGGATATTAATTGGGAATCGATCATCGAGTTCAAGAAAAAAACTGGCGTGTGGTCGAAGTGGGCGGGTCCGGAGCCTGGGTCGATTGGCTGCAAGGCACCTGCCGAGCTTTTGCAAAAGCATGGGCTTGCATCATGACCGATCTAGAACGGCTGGCAGAGATTCTAAAAACAAACCGCATGGATAAGAAGCATGAAGATTGGGGATTCCCTAGAGGATGGAATGAAGCATTAGAATTTGTAGAGGTTCAAATAGGTAAGCTGGATCAGGAAAAATCCCACAAAGCCGGAATCGAAAACAACACTGAACACACGAACTGAGTTTAACAAGAGGAGATTTAGTGATGTCCATGGTGCCGCTATCCTTGACGGGAGATGAAGCTGCGCGGTCAATGTTGAGTGGATTGACATCTCGCGTGAGGGAGGAATTGCGTGAGAGAATTATGTCGCGCATTCAGTCGGACATTGACGCCGCCGTTGATGCGGCGCTGGAGGCGTTTAAGGCGACGATAGAATCGTATCACGAGGCGCATGAGTTTCGGAACACGGTTCGAGTTCTGATCGAACGCAGAGATAAGGTGGCTTAACTCACTCGCGGAGCGGGGCATATATTCCGCGATTTAGGCTTTCTGGGAATCTTCTCTGAATAATCCATCACATCGGGGCAAAACGATATGGCAAGAGCTGCAAAACGACAGGCAACAGTTCAGGATCGGTTCGAGGGGCCTAATGCTCACCGGATTGCCAAGTCCGAGGGACTATTCCAGATCGGAGACGACAAGCAGGGCGGTAAAACCTGGACCATGATGGACAGCCCGTTGGAGCGCCTGTTCGCACAAAACCGTCTTTCCAAGTCCGAGTACGATGGACTTGTGAAATACCGCATTCACTGGTTTCGCGCCGGATTGCAGCCAAGCCTTGGCAGCGTCGATCTGAACCGGGTGTTTGCCAGCGATCCGTCAAACTTCTCGGGCATGGCAAAGTCTGAGGCTCAGGTATTCCATCGCCAGAAATGGCGTGAGGCTTGCGAGCTTCTAGGACACCGGGCGGGAATGATCGTGGACAACGTGGTTTGTGCGGAGCAATCGGCGCTGATGGCTGGGATGTGCATCGGCTGGAAGAACCGGCCACAGGCAGAGGCGGCGGCTATCGAGATGCTGAGGGATTCCGGGTATCGGCTGGCGCGGCATTGGGGGCTTATCTAGGTAGCCAAAAATAGTTTGACACAAGGGGTTGACACCCTGTTACAAACTATGCTAGGCGTTAGGCATCATCCAGAATTGCGCCTTCGTAGCTCAGTTGGAAGAGCGGCTGTTTTGTAAACAGCGGGTCCGGGGTTCGAGTCCTACGCTGGCCTCCAAGTTTGACGAGAGCCGATGGGGTTCTGTCTCGGAGATGGGGGAGGTCGGCAGTTCGAATCTGCCCGGTTGCCGTAAGGTGACCGTAGCTCAGCTGGATCAGAGCGCCCCCTTTGCCCATCGGGTAGCCGCGTGAGCGGAGCAACTAACACGAGGCGTCAATACACGCCTACTCGTCAATTCATTCACCCCGTCCAGCTTAACTGCTGTGGCGGGGTTTTCTATTGCCTGTGCCGCAGATCATAAGCGGCTTGGACTTCGGTCGGTACATCCAGTTTGGACATGGCCAGCGGGCAACAGTTCGAGCAGCGGCATCCTTCTTGCCGACGCCCCCACGAGCATATCTCCCCCTGTAGCCGAAAGGGTGGCAGGTCGAGCCTTTTGAGGGGTGCTGCTGCTCGGAGCCTAATATTCACTGTTCAGTAAAGATCGCACAAAGTGCCATCCCGAATAGCCGGGAGGCCGCGTAGTCCCAAATATATCGTTGACACCACAATCCCAAACGGTAGTATGGGGAGACAGGCCGGCGTATATTTTTTTGAACCCCTAGGAATCAGGGGTGTTTAGCGATTAGCTTTAATGCGTGACCCTCACCCGATGATAAGAGCCCCGAGGCGCTTCCATCCGGATAGTCGGAATTGCGGGTCACGCCTCTTTCAGTAGTAGAGCGTCCGCCCGTGCGACCAGAGATCATATTCGTAGCTGACCCGATCCTTGATTAAGTCGTATGACTTGGCGTCGCCGCGCTCCCACTTTCGTTGGATAGCCCAAGTGCAGTAGTCCGCGACCTGAAGGCACGGATCGTTTGAGCAGGGACCAAACGACGTTCGCCAGTTCTCTCGCTTAAGGTGCTGCTGGACTACATCGTTTATGGCGTCAGTGAATACGGCTTGGCCTTTTCGGGTGCCAATCGAGGCGGTGGTGAAGAGATATTCGTGCACGTCCTCAACGTGGGGCATAAGGGCGTGTCTGAAATGATAAAGCCATCCATATTTATAGAAACGATGCTTCGTTGACCTGATGTGCGCTTGCGCCTTGGCCTTTTCCATGATCGTTGCTTGAACCTGGAATTGATGGCCTTTAATAGCTTCAAATACTGCGTCCCGAACGATCTGCTTATCTTCGGTAGCATGGAAATAATCCCTGACAGGGGCTTGCTTCCAAAGGAGTTCACGTCGGAGTGCGAGCAGGTCGTGTGCAACATCACAACTTGTCATCGTAACGGTGCAGACGATAAAGTATTTGCTGATGTTTGGTCCTCTGGAGAATGTGAAATCGCCAGCTTCATCAGCGAAAGCAAAGTTTCGGGCCATGACAAAAAATTCCAACGATCAATACGGCAGAGAAGAATCCGAGAAGCGCATGACAGCGGCGTTGCGTGGTGCGCGTATAGCGCAGCCTAAGCCGCTCAAGGATGTTCCTAAAAAGCGCAAAGAGTCGCAAGACAAGTCAAAGAAAAAGCCCGCCTGATGAGGCGGGCCCTTTCAATGCAAACCGTTTTTGTCAGGCTTATAAAACATCTCTAGATGTTCGATTGCGGCAGCGCGCTTGGCGTCAGTCTGTAGCACTTCTGGCTTGGTGACGCGTACAGGTTTGCCATCTTGCGCTCTACACACGATGGCGTCTCCGTCGTCGGTGTCAAAGTCGGGAAATAATGGAATTCGTTTAACGCGAGCCCAATATTCCTCGACAGTGCACACTAGGCGGCCTTTTCCAATTGAGCGCGAGCAATGTATGTCGGCGGGAAATATCCCGGATCGGACGTTTCTCGTAGTTCTACGTCACCGACCGGCTGCCCTATTGCCTTCATGAAAGATTTGAAGGCTGGGACTAATTTGGCCATTAGCTCATGCTCATCATGGCCATGCACAATGTAGCCCTCAAGATCGGGACTCTGGGCCATAAGGAGTCCAGTCTTTTTGTGCTGCGCCACTTCGATTTTATATTCCGGCATGGCAAACCCCTTTGTTGGGAACACTAAGACAGCCCCGTTGATAACTCGTCAACGGGCTTTATGTCCCAATATAGTCAGGTTTGCTTACCTATTCTAGGCCCACTGAGGATGATGGACATCATTTAATCCGTCAGTATTTGACAAATTTCGGCTTGGGTTTTGGCAGCTTCGAGCGCCAGCGCAGAAAGCGACCGGCCTTCTTTGAGAAGTCTGGACTAGTTAGTCCCCCGATACGTGAGACGCTTACCAACCGCATTCTTCACGGCAAGCGTCGCACGGTCGCCATCGTTGAAACCAAGTTTGACCCGGTGATTAAAGCGGAAGTCATACTCGGCAAGATAACGATGAAGGTGCTTTTCACCACAATGCTGGTAAACGCCCTTCATGCCTCTTTTGAAAATTGAGAAGTAGCCTTCGACGGAATTGGTTGTCACGTCACCGCGCGCATATTCCTTGCGCGAGTGATTGACGGTCTCATGGGTGGCAAACTCCGCGCCCACTTTCGTGTAGAGGCGGCTTTCGTCAGTGTGTAAACGGGTCTCGCGGTGAATGTTCTCATTCACGATGCCCGCAACAGTGTTGGCGTCAGCCACGGCCACATGAAACGAGCGAACATTGCCACCCCGCTCAACGAGCGAAACGATAGCGCGCTTGTTTGATGGGCCGGTGCGGCCAGACTTAGTGAACGGACGGCCAGACGTGGTGACCTTACGGACCTTGTCCTTAGCGACTGGACCGAAATAGGTTTCGTCAGCTTCAACGATTTTGCCTTCGCCACCGAGCGGCTCAAGGCCCCCAGCGCGCATCGCTTCGCGAATGCGATGGGTCATGAACCAAGCGGAGCGATACGTGACGCCGATGGTCCGCTGAAGCTGGAGGGCAGAGAAGCCTTTCTTGCTGGCGGTAAAGAGGTGGAAGGCCAGAACCCACTTATGCAGGGCGATCTTGGACCGCTCCATGACCGTTCGCATGGTGACAGTGAAGTCCTTGCGGCACTCGGCTTCGGCACAACGGTACACGCCCTCGCGCTTCGTCGCGTAGGCGTGGCCGATCACGCCGCAATGCGGGCAGATCGGGCCTTCTGGCCACATGGTCCGCTCCAAAAAGGCGCGGGCTGCGGTGTCGTTATTGAAGTGTGGCTCGGTATAGGCGGTCATTGGCTTTCTCCTGAGCCGATTTACACCATATTGGGCTTGTGGTGTCAACGATATATTTAGGCGCGTAGTGAGTGGAGCGACGCATGAAGCTGCTTACGGTGACGTATCGCGAGAACGGCAAGTGTTTCACTTGGAAGTTCTACGGTAGTCGTTGGCGGCTTCACTCAGTCTCGTAACCATCGTTAGCGCGAGATGATCGCTTTCTGCGATTTTCACTGAACAACATCGGCCAGAACATCGGCCAAAGGGACTGAGTGATCATGACCCTCCATCGTGAAGGCGAATACATCACGGCAACGATCAACGGCCAATCAGAGACCATGCACATAGGCGAGTGGTCAAGGGTCATATCGAGGCCTGGAAAGATCGAGAGATTCACATTTGCTCGCGGAACACCGGATCATTTCTCCACTGATGAACATATCGAGCCTCCCTGTGCGTAACCCCCCTAACTCCAAATGGACCTATCAAATAGATTGCATAGGCCATTGGGTGAGTTGCAGTCATTGGGGAATGTTTAGGGTGGGGCCTCACGGCACTTAAATGGCGAAAACACCTACAGATATCCGGTCTTTGGCGCGCTCTCATACGGAAACCGCACTAAAGACCCTCGCTGGCATCATGGAGCAGGCGGACGCGCCACCTGCTGCGCGCGTAGCAGCGGCTAATAGCCTTCTTGATCGCGGCTGGGGCAAGCCAGTGCAGGCCATTGCTAACGACGGTGATACGCCGCTCAAATTGGTGGTCGAGTGGAAATCCAGCGGATCGTAATTCCTTACGAGCCACGACCGCAGTTTATCCCGTACCACGACCGCAAGGAGCGGTTTGCCAAGATCGTAGCGCATCGGCGCTTTGGTAAGACTGTTGGTTGCATCAACGACAAGATCAGGCAGGCGATTACGAACCAGAGGCAGTTTCCTCCGCCAAGGTATTCGTACATTGCGCCGACATTCACTCAGGCCAAGGACGTGGCTTGGGGGTACGTGAAGCATTACTGCTCGGCAATTCCTGGCATCAAGACATCAGAGTCGGAACTGTTCGTTGAATTCCCGCACAATCAGGCGCGGTTCAAACTCTACGGCGCAGACAATTACGACCGGATGCGCGGCACGTACAACGATGACGTGACGATTGACGAACCAGCACAGATGGACCCGAGGGCGTGGCCTGAGGTGATTCGGCCAACGCTGGCAGACTTCAACGGCGGCGCGACGTTCATTGGCACGCCGAAGGGGCGGGACTGGTTTTACAAGATCGATCGCCTTGAGAATGGTGATCCTGCGCCGGATTGGTTCCGGCTGATCCTTAAGGCGTCCGAGACTGGAATTATTCCGCCAGACGAGCTTAAGAGCATCGCCGCTGGACTGACGCAAGAGCAGTACGCGCAAGAATTTGAGTGCAGCTTCGAGGCTGCGGTGATCGGAGCCTACTACGGGCGACTGATGGCTGCGGCTGAAGCCGACAAGCGCATTGCGGGAGTGCCTTATGAGCCTACAGCGCAGGTCTGGACCGCATGGGACTTGGGTATTCGGGATAGCACAGCCATTTGGTTCGCTCAGATCGTTGGTCGGGAAATCCGCATCATCGACTATTACGAATCCAGCGGTGCCGACTTGGGACATTATGCTCGGGAATTGTCCAACCGGCCCTATCTCTATGCGGGCCACATCGTCCCTCATGACGCGCAAGCTAAAGAACTGGGAACGGGCAAAAGCCGCCTGGAAGTTCTGGAAAGCCTTGGGCTGAAGAACATCACGGTTGCAGCAATGCACCGTGTCGAGGACGGCATTAACGCGGCGCGCACGATTATCCCGCGCTGCTGGTTTGACCAGAACAAATGCTCTCGCGGTATCGACGCTCTGAAGCTCTACCGCTCCGAATACGACGACAAATTACAGGCCCTCAAGCCGCGACCTGTCCATGACTGGACGAGTCACGCCGCTGACGCATTCAGGTATCTCGCAATGACTTTGGACTCTCAAATCAGGACGCCGCATTTGGCGTTCGAACCAGACGAAGATTGGGTCGTCTAAGTGGCTGAACGAATGGACGACGACACGCTTAAAGTATTGTTGTCGCAGGAAATCAGTTCGGCCCTGACTTACGACGATACGGAACTCTCGCAAAAACGAACAAGGGCACTCGAATACTATCGTGGCGAGATGACCGACACGCCAGCGATGGCTGGCCGTTCGTCTGTTGTGTCCAAGGATGTGGCCGACACAATCGGCTGGATGCTGCCCGGAATCATCCGGGTGTTCACCGCGTCCGACAGAATGGCCATCTATGAGCCAGAGCGGCCAGGTGATGAGCAATTCGCGAAGCAGGCGACCGACTACGCCAACTTCGTTTTCATGAAGGACAACCCCGGCTATCGCATTATGTGGGACGCCACGCATGATTCGTTGTTGCTCGGCAACGGCGTCGTCAAGCACTGGTGGGACGACAAGGAGGAGTGCGAGTACACCGAGCATTCCGGGTTGACTGAAGAACAGATAGCAATTCTTCAGCAGGAGAGGGACGTTGAGGTTGTGGCTCAGAAAGAGGGCGAGCCGCAGATCATCATGGTGCCGGGTCCGACCGGGCAGATGATGGAAACGCCGATCTCGACATTCGATGTCAAGGTCAAGCGCGTCATCAGTTCCGGTCGGCTGCGATGTGAATGTATCGAGCCGGAGGACTTCCTGCTTGATCGCGACGCAACCCAGATCGAGAAGTTCCGTTTCTGCGCGCACCGGCAAGACACCACGCGCTCTGACCTGATCGAAATGGGCTTTGACAGGGAGTTGGTGGAGTCTCTCCCGGCAGATCGCTTTTCCTCGATCCGTGAGGAGAAGCTGTCACGCGATGAAAATGCTGGCGTGTTCACCAACAACGTCGGCGACGAATCGATGCTCCAGGTGGAGCTATTCGAGTGCTACGTGAAGATGGATGTTGACGGCGACGGCGTGGCCGAGACTGTCAGAGCATTTTATGCGGGCGCTGCTGGAACCGGCGAATTGCTCGATTGGGAAGTCTGGGAGGACGATGTTCCGTTTTCCGACATTCCTTGCGAGCCTATTCCTCACCGTTGGGATGCGCGGTCGGTCTGCGACGATACGAACGACATCCAGCGCGTCAAGACGGTCATCACGCGGCAGTTCCTCGACAATACCTATTGGGTGAATAACCCGATGAACGAGGCGGAAGAAGGGTCCGTCTTGAATCCCGAGACACTACGCAGTCCCCGCTTTGGCGCAACGGTTTGGCGCAAGAAGGGGTCGATGCCAATCACGCCATTGCCGGTCCCATACATCGGCGACAAGGCGCTGCTGGCGCTTCAGCACTTCGACCAGGTTCGCGAGATGCGGACAGGTGTTTCGCGCTCCACAATGGCGCTAGACCCTGAAGCGCTTCAGAACCAGACGGCGACCGCTGCGAACAACACGAAGGACGCGGCTTACTCTCAGATTGAATTGATCGCGCGCAATCAGGCTGAGCTTGGCTGGAAACGTGTGTTCCGCCAAATCCTCAAGCTGATCGTCAAGCATCAGGATCGCCCGCGCACTATTCGCCTTCGTGACACTTGGGTCGAGATGGACCCGCGTTCTTGGAACGCGAATATGGATGCGACAATTAACATCGGCCTTGGGACCGGCTCGCGCGACCGCGACATGGCGATGTTGAACCAGATTTTGAACGTCCAGATCGCAATGACGGATCGCTTGGGCGCAGCCGGGTTTGCGGCTCAGGCGCTTGAGATGGTGCCGAAGATCAACATGACGGCGACGAAGCTTGCCGAGAGCGCGGGCATCAAGAACCCGGACCAGTTCTATCTCGACATCAAGCCAGAGATGCTTGAGCAGATGAAGCAGCAGGCGGCGCAACCTAAGCCCGATCCTGCGATGATGAAGATTCAGGCCGATACGCAGATCAAGCAAGCTGAGTTGCAGCAGCGTGATCGTGAACTGTCGATCAACGCCCAGATCGCCCAGCAGGCAGACGAGCGCAAGGCTCAGATTGAAGCCGTGCAGGCGCAAGCCGACATGGCGACGGAGCGCGAGAAGCTACAGGGCGAAATGCTGATGGCCCAACAGAAGTTTGAGTTCGAGAAGGAACTTAAACTGATGGACCTCGCCATGAAGCGAGAGGCGCACGATCAGCAGATGTCACAGCGTGCCGAGCAGCACAGGCAGCAGATGGAGGCTGGCGTGTTCAAGACCATGCAGTCTCAGGAAGCGCACCAGCAGAAGATGGAAACGGCGGAAGCCTCAAAAGGTGAAGCATGATTAGGGAAGCAGACGCCAATACAACCCCGTGGTCCTATGCCGGGGCAACGGGCGGTATCGACAATAGCTCTACCGCTGTTACGTTCAAGGCATCGGCTGGCGCGGGTCTTCGCAATTACATCACCGACATTCAGATTTCACATGCGACCCTCGGGGCCGCGACCGAACTTGCTATTCGCGACGGCGCGGCTGGCACCGTGCTTTGGCGCATGACACTCAACACGGTAGCCAACGAGAACATCTCGGTCAGCTTCAAGACGCCGCTGGTTGGCACTGCGGCTACCTTGCTTGAGGTCGTGACGCTAACCGGCGTGACTGGCGATGTGATTTTCAACGCTCAGGGATTTTCGGCCCCGTGACAGCTGAACACCTCGCCAAAGAGGCTGCGCGCCTCAAGAGCGACCCGATATTTACGAAAGCATTGGAAGACATCCGGGTCGAGGCACTTAACGTGCTGGCTCTAGCCGATGCTGACGACAAGACAATGATTCTGCGCCTTCAGCAGAAGGCCGCTGTGATCGACGAAATCCGCAACGCTCTGGACCGCTACATCATCGCGGCAGACGTGCAGGAAGACGCCGGCTCCTTCGCTTAGGACTCCCGGCAAAACACCGAAAAGGAACTAGAATGTCAGACACCAATCCCGCGCAAGCGGCTGGTAGCGACGAGGCGTTGTCTTTTAACGACGGCGCTGATGCCATCTCGAATCTTCTAGCGGACCCGGCGGAAACGCTGGACCTCTCGGAGGAAGATCAGGGCCAAGAGGAGGCGACCGAGGAAACTGAAACGGAAGGCGATGAGCCGGAAGTCGAGGCGACCGAGGAAGCGACCGAAGAGGAAGAACCAGAACAGGAAGACGGACCCGGTTACGAGTCAGGCAAGTTTGCGGCTGATACCGCGAATGTGCGCCTGAAAGACGGCACCGTGATCTCCGTTCAAGACCTGAAACGGGGCTATCTCTCACAATCTTCGTTCACACGCGGCACTCAGGAAAACGCCAGGGAACGTGAAGCCCTGACCTCCCAGAAGTCCGAAGTGGAACAAACCGCTCAGACCCTAAAGGCACAGCGGGACTTTCTCCTTCAAGTATCGCAGCAGGTTTTGCCGCCCGCGCCCGATGAATCGTTACTGAACCAGAACTCGGCCAGTTACGATCCCATCCGGTATATGGCGGAAAAGGCTGACTACGACAGACGAGTCGGGACGCTAACGCAGTTGCAGCAGTACGCGCAGGCCGAACAGGCCCGCACGGCTCAAGAGCAACAGCGTCAGCAAAATGAGGTGCGCGACAGGGAAGCAAAACTTCTGCTCGATGCCATGCCGGAGCTTAAGAAGCCGGAGGCGTACAGCAAGTTTTGGACCGAGGCCGTCGATACGATGGCCGAATACGGCTTCTCCGCAGAGGAGATGAACGCAACTGTCGATCATCGTGTGTATCGGCTGTACCGCGATCTCGCGGCCTACAGGCGCGCACGTAAGAACATTCCGAACGTCAAGCAAGCCGTGCAGTCAAGGCCCGTACTGACGGGCAAGAAGCGCATGGACCCGAAGGCGAAATCCTCCCGCGAGCATCAGGTCAGAAGCGATCAGCTGCGCAAAACCGGCTCATTCGATGCCGGGGTCAATGCGCTCATGGACCTCGATCTTTAAACTCTCAGGAGAAACATCATGTCGCAGGTAACAAATACCTACGAGACTTACGACGCGGTAGGCAACCGCGAAGAACTTGCCGACAAAATCTACCAGATCACCCCGGAGGAGACTCCGTTTCTTTCTCTGATCGGGCGCAAGCCCGTCTCGTCTGTCCATCCCGAATGGCAGATTGACTCGCTGGCCTCGCCGGACACCGACAACAACCAGCCGGAAGGAAACGACTGGTCGTTCAGCGCGATTACTCCGACCTCTCGCGTAGGCAACTACACGCAGATTTCGGACAAGAAGATCATCATCTCGCGCACTCAGGACAAGACCTCGAAGGCTGGCCGCAAGTCGGAACTGGCTCGCGAAGTCGCCAAGAAGGGTGTTGAGCTTCGCATCGACATGGAAGCGATTGCTCTCTCCAATCAGGCGTCCTCGGCTGGCTCTGGCAACGGCGCGACCAACCGCAAGCTGGGTGGCTTCCGTGCGTGGCTGTCCACGAACGACAACATCAGCGGTGCCTCTGGCGGCTTCAACAGCGGCACTGGTGTCGTTGATGCAGCGACCAACGGTTCCCAGCGCGCATTCACGAAGACCATTCTGGATGCCGTGATCCTGTCCACGTACAACGCGGGCGGCTCTCCGAAAACCCTGATGCTCTCTCCGTATGCCAAGACGGTGTTCTCGACCTTCATGTCGGACAGCAACGTCGCGGCACAGCGCACTGCTGCCAACGGCAAGGGCCAGACCACGATTGTTGCGGCTGCGGATATGTACCTGTCCGACTTCGGCACGATCTCGGTTGTCCCGAACCGTCAGATGGCCCGCGCTGGCGCGACTGTCGCTCGTAACGCATTCCTGGTTGACCCTCGCATGGTGTCTCTGGGCGTGTTTGACGACATTCAGCTCGTTAAGCCTGCGAAGACCGGAGACGCGGAAAAGCGTGTTCTCGTCACTGAGTACACGCTTCTGGTCAATAACGAAGCCGCGCATGGCGTGGCGGCGGACCTCTACGGTCTGACCTCTGGCTCTTAAGGAGAAACGCACATGCCTGTTACTTACGTTCCTGTCACTATCCCGGACGCCGCGACCTACACAGTCAAGGCGGACAACGCTGGTGTCACCCACTACATCCCGGACCTGACGGCGGACATCGTGATTACGTTGCCCAGCCCGAAGGCCGGTTTGCAGTACAAGTTCGTCTATACCGGCGCGGCGGCTGACGCGCAGGATTGGCTGATCAACACCGGCTCCGACACCAACTACTTCAAGGGTGGCGGACTTCATGTTGACTCCGACGCTGGCGCTGGTGCCGACGAAGGCGTGCCGGTCATGTCGGACGGTAACTCGAACTCGAAACTTACGGTTCTGACCCCGCAGGGCGGAACGTACGTTGAGGTTGAGTCTGCCGATGGCACGACTTGGAATGTCAACGCCCTTGTGGTCAGCGCGTCCGCTTCGGCGCTCGCGTTTGCCGATCAGTAAGCGAACAACACAAACACCTAAGAGGGCGGTCTTCGGGCCGCCCTTTTTCTTTTCGGAGTAGCGAAATGCCGAAAGGCGTTTACGAACGCAAACCCAAGGAACCGTACATGGTATCTCCTTCCAATGCTGCCGCTGAGCAGAAACTATTTCCCGTCGTACTGAGCAAGAATTACGCGCCGGTCGGCAAGTACGAAATTGTCGGCTACCTCAAGCCGAAAGTAGAGCGCAAGGACGCCGCTGGCAGGATGCTGCTGGTTGAGGAAGAGGCGTTCATTGAGGGTGAGATGCACCCCGCGCCGTATCCAGGCACTGGCTTTCCCAACAAGATTTGGGCGGGCACGACCATCCGGCTGCCTCTTGAAGAGGCCAAGCTGGCCGTCTCAAGGAAGATTGCAGAACGCGCCGATGTCATCGCTGCCTGATCCATCGCGCATCCCGGATCATCTCTGGGAGCCTGATGGCATCTCGTCGGACGGCCTGCGTCGCCATTACGTCTATTGGGTCGATAAGGCCAACGGTATCGGCTTTCGGAAAACCGAAAACCTGACCGAAGACGCATTGCTGGCGCAGAACAAGGAAAGCCTCAACGACTCATTTGGCCAGAGGTTCGGTGACGGGAAGATCGTTGGGCGCGTCCCGCTCAATGTTTTCTATCGAGACTTTGCCCCGCGCCTGAAGGAGGGCGACGAGGATTTCGTGAAGTGGTGGCTCAACAACGACCAGAACCGCCCATATCGCACATTCAGAGGGCGGGTTTAGGTGATTACCGATTACGCCACGCTCAAGAGCACCGCACTCGAATATCTCGCGAGAGAAAATGATACGACGCTGATTGCCCGCATTCCTACGTTCGTTCAGATGTTTGAAGCGAAGATGAACCGGATGCTGTTTGTCCCGCAGATGGAGAAGCGATCAACAGCAACGGTTAACATCGCTTCGACCGAGCCTGAGTTTATTGCGCTGCCCGGCGATTTTCAGTCCATGCGGACTGTCCGCCTGAGCGGAGTGACCGGAAAGCCGAGGTTATCGTTTATGACGCCGACCCAGCTTGAGGACTATCGCTACAGCATCGACAATGTGACGGGCCAGCCGATCTACTTTTCTGTCTTCGGTGATGAGATGGAGTTGGCTCCGACGCCGAACGAAGATTACACGCTGGAAGTCATTTATCGTTCGTACCTACCGGCGCTGTCCGACAGCAACACGACCAATTGGCTTTTGACGCTTGCGCCCGATCTTTACCTGTATGGGTC